TTCTGTAAACGCTCAAAATACCGCATGTAACCTTCATAGGCAATGTCTAATGTAAACCTGGTTTCCGCCGACTTACGACATGCCAGCGTGTTGATACGCGGAATATTATTAACGGCGGTGACAAATTCCTTCATATCACGACCACAGTATCCAGTACCGCCCTGTTCGACAATCTCTGGCAACGCACCCCAATCACTAGTAATCAATGGTGTGCCACAAGCCAAGGCTTCAATCAACACCATACCAAATGGTTCTAACCAGCGACATGGATGTAGTAGAGCTTTTGCCCCTTGGAGTAACTTTAGACGCTGTTCGGTGTTTACATAACCAGTAAACTCAACATTCCCAGGCATCCGCGACAACCACTCTGGAATATCGTGGGTAACCATATCAACACCCGCTACAATAATCTTCTGTCCGGTACGATTTGCAATATCAATTGCAATATCCGTCCCCTTGTCGTAGTCAAGACGCCCTAAACATAGCAGATAGTCTTCCTTTTTTTCCTGGTATGGAAAATCATTTAGATCGATATAGTGCGGTACCACCGTATCCATCCAATTTGGCTTGCGTTCCATTTGGAGTACACCATAGAGATAATGCATCCAAGCTCTTGATGGAAATACTTTGTAACCACTGAAAATACCTGAATAACCACAAATGAATTCACAATGTAAGAGAGACTCTTCGGCAACAAATCGCTGGTATTGACCGAAACTGATTAGTGAAATATCTCCTGTGCGATACCGATGACGCAATTCACGACGACCATTAGCAATGAATGCTTGCCATGTAGGACCATTGAAATCATTCTTCCAAGCGGCAGCGGGTACACCAAACTTACCCATTTCAAGCCGTTGTGGAAGCAGATCAGCTGGCACTAAAACAACAAGTTCATCACAAGGAACATCACTGCCTTCTGCGCCATAAAATACAACTTGATGCCCGTGATCCTTGAGCATTTTGGCCATATTGTAAACCAACGGAGTCATTGGCTCGTATGTATTATATTTTGTCGTTGGTATGTTAGCTAAACCGAACAGGTGGAATCGCATTTAATTTTCCTCTTTAATGTCGAGTTCAATAAGTTTACGCCGAAGTCTCGCAATGTCATCAACCAAGTCGTCATCTAGTTCGTACTTAACAGCTAGTTTACGCACTTCGCGGGTTGTCATGTCCTCAATGTCTTCTGGTCTCATTCCTTCTCCTTACAGTGTATACACCCAAACTCTGGTCCAGGTACAAAACCCCAGCCTTCATCATCTTCAACAAGCATACCATCTTTTGCTGATTTTACGCCATAATAGCCATAAATCATCTTAGGACACTGACAAACATGCCCCTCAATATCGGGTGTATAATAAAAGCAATTTTCACAGTAGTTCATATTTATCGCCTTTACTCAGATTCTCTTCAGCCCACAGGGGCTGCAAATTAGTATAGTGACAAGCTAGTTTCTGTTGTTCAGGATCAGTTAAGTCAAAACTAATCAGTGGTCTGATGTGATCAATATGCCACTCAGATCGATTCTCCCAAGTCATACCGGGCTTGAATAATGACTCTAAGTAGGATACTAGGAACTTCCATGTGCAACCGGTTAACTTCTGTGTGGATGCTGACTTGTTTTTGATTGCTTGCCTAGTACGGCACCTAAGCCGTCCAGCTATACAAAATTGAATGTCAATCTTACGTTTAATACGTTGATACTGATTCATTTTATACTTGTTGTTCGCACGGTAATCTAGTATTTTGTCTCTATTTCTCCTCCACCAATCATGCATTTGTTCCAAGCGTTTAACCTTATGAGTTTTATAGTAGGCAACTTTTTGTTCCTTCGTATTTTGGTAATAGGTATTGTGTTGCTCTCTTATTCGTTCCTTATTCTTTTGATAGTAGTCAGCTACTTGCCGAACTATCTTATCCTTATTAAGTTGTGTCCACTGCTTTCTATAACACTTCCGGCATAACCCTTTAGCATGCTTAGGTTCGTGATTACAAATTATTTCTTCCATGTCACGTTTATCACTCTCGCGGTCTCTTTTTTCTCAGCCCATGTAGCCATATCAAAGCACCACTTAATTCCAATTAGTGGAATCTTGTCACGATAACTTTCAACTGTTGTCGCAACACTCTCACCAACTTGTTCGACCACACTTGGATTTGTGACAACCATGATTTCATCGTGGATGTTCATCGGGGCAACTAGCCATGTATGAACACCCGCTGGTTGAATATCCCAGATTGCCGACTGGACTGCTTTAGTAACCTCAGCACCGACAGACTGAATTAAATGGTTATTTGCAGCCCTCATGTTTGCTGCTTGTATCTGAAATGCGGCTCCAAACAAAGCACTCTGAGTCGCACCGGCAGGTAGTTGGTATCGATCACGCCGCATAACCTTGACGGTACAATTCTTCCATGCTGCGGGGGGCTTGTTAGCTAATTCAAATAGCTTCTTACAAATCTTGTTCTCTAGTGTAAAGTATCGTCGGAAACCAAGGAATGTTTCAACATATTCTTTTGGATCGTGCCACTCGACATTCTTGCCAATCCCCTCGGGTTGTCGCATTGAACAAAAGTCGTCATAAATTTTCATACGACATTTACCAATGCCTGGGTACTTAGCACACCATTTTTCATATGCTTTTGCCGCTTGTTCCATTGGGATATTTAAACGCAATGACCATGTACTCTGGTCGCCGCCGTATAGAAACCCGAACATTGCTTGCTTTGATCTTGTATAATAATCCACCAATGGAGATACTGCACCATCAGACGCCACAATTTCATCATATGTTAATTGTGGGTATAATTCAACTCCTAACAATGCATGAATCTTCTTCCCATCCAGCAAGGTGTTACGTAAATCTGGATCATCAAATACAGCATCCGCAATTGTTATTTCAAAGGCTGAAAAGTCGCCACCTACGAGGGTATCAATACCCCCAGCAAGTGGAAACATCTGACGAACATTCTTAGCATGTTTGATACCTTGTGCATTAAGGCCGTCACCACCAGACATGCGTGATGATAGCGTCCCAATCACTTTGAAACTAGCATGCAACCTACCAGCTTTGAGAAGCTTAGTATATAACTCAACTTCTTTTGCCGCTTCCTTAATAAGCAAAATTTCATTTGCACGAACCGCCGCAGGGTGTTGTCCAATAAACAATTTACCTGTACCATTACACCTAACACAATGAATATCAGACCCATCACACTTAGTACAAGCTTCTTCTTCGTCTATTGTCCAAGTTGCAATTTGCTCAATATTAGCTTTCTTTGTACTTTCATCAATAACCAACGCTTCCATTTCGTCCATACACTCTGATAAATACTTGCGTACTGCTGGTGGCTTGTTGATATTGATAGGAGAGCAGGCAATTACGCTCACAGCATGTTGTAGTAGTTCTTCGATGCCTTCTTTGTTAATCTTGAATCCACGCCATCGAACAGCTGCAACCATGCAGGCTAGATTAGAATCAACATCACCTGGGTCAGGTCTTCCAAAATGGTCCCACAATAAACGTGTATACTTTACATCATCACTTGCATACTCTCTAGCATGTTCGTTTTTATTCCAATGTTCAATATGTTTTGCGATTACTTTTGGCCATGCATATCCCAATACATCCCCATCTGTATTATAACATTCCCAATCAGGAGCGCGTCCAACTGCCAAGGCTGTTGGTGCGTACCCTAATTCATACGGTCTCAATGAAGGGTCAATTTCAATATCTTCATAATGATACTTTGGAGGAATCTTAAGGGCATATTCCGTCAGAAACTTAAGACCACCAGCCGCATGAAACTTTAGAACTACATCCTTGAAATCTGGATTGACAATACCTTTTTTAGACTTGATATCATAGACTTTCCATCGAGGTGCAGTCTTATCAACAGTCTTGGCAAAATAGATACCATCAATTTCAATCCGCTGTTCTAACTCTTGTGCCAATGTATAAGCTAAAGCAGTCGGTACCCTACGAATTCGAATATCTTCGCGGGCCATCAAGGACTGATATGGTCCACGACGAGAGTGTAGTAACAAATCACAAGCGGCAACTGGCTTCAAGCATGGCCCATCCATTCCTTTTGGTTCAATCTGTGCAATCTCTTCGATATGCTCTTCTGGAATCCAATCGTGGGGACAAAGGCGGAAGATGGTATACATCTTCACAAGCATGAACATATCGAAAACGAGATTAAAGCCAATGATATTATTGGCCATGAAGTCTTCAATAATATTCAGTGTCTTGTGTATTGGTTCTTTCCATGGCTCATACAAAACAATAGGCCCATCATCGTAGGCGTACTGCAACAATACACACATACCATGTAGGCCACATGTTTCAGTATCGAAAAATATGTTAGACATCAATTCTCCCACAGACTATAGTCCCAACCAACACCACAAATTGTTGCAGATTTAATTACACCGGTTATATGCCTACCAGTTGGAATTGACATAATTACGCGGGTTTCTTTACATATTTTATCAGCAAAGAGCGTGCCATCACTCGATAAACTACCAACTAATTGGCAAGGTGTTTTTGTCTTAAATGGTTTACCGTTACTTTGAACACTTGCTTTACCGCCTTCAAGCATATAAAAACTAAACGTCTTTGTGTTGGTTTTAAGCACCAACTTGATTCCTTTTTTCAACCTTGATGGATTAAGAATAGGTTCGGTCGTTGTTTTCATTGTTCAAGTCTCCCAATTCATGGTATATTTGTGCCGCGTCAAAGTCTCCGAGTACCCAGCCTAAAACATGAAGGATTAAATCCTCCGCACCCCTGTGTTTAAGATTATTTATCATAGTCCGAATTTGTTGATAAGTCTTACGTGTTTTTCTGTGTTTTAGATCCTCAGAATTAGGGGCCAAACCTTCGCGTCTATCAGCCAGAATACGCAATGCAACTTCCGGCCACTTTTTTTGTGGTAAACCCATTAAAAGTTTAATCTCAGATGTACGAAATATACCTTCATCTGCTGCCTTTTGAACCTCTTCCGGTAATTTTAATAGTACCATCCTAGTATGCACCCATATGTAGGAACGCTCTATAATTTTTCCAATCTCTTGTAATGTCAATCCTTGTGAACTAAATCTTCTTGGATGTAAACTCTGTATAGCCCTAGCTTCCTCCATTAGAGACATTTTGTTTGTCTTCAAATCTTTTGCAAACTTTGTGGCACGTTTTAATACTTGCGTTCTGTTAATATCCATACTTCACCTTAAAAGCTTTCATTACTTCATTGTGATCTGGATCAGCTGGTTGTGTTGCACGATATACAATTACCGATGGTGAGTCAAGGGTTAAGAATAAAATTTCCTTATCCCGGCAGGCGTCTAATATAGTCACCTTTAGGCGTAGGGCACCTAATGAACATACAACTTCAAACACTGTGTGGAGACTAAAATCAGTGGTCTTCTTGTCAATAGTGGCAAACCAACCATTGTACCCTAAATGTTTATCGATATACTTACGCTTTTTACCTTGTATATCCCCTAAGTAAATAATTTCCACATCATACGATGCTCCATTGACTGCATTTATTTCATCAGCCATGGGCATATCACTTGGAATTGCTTCTGACACAAATCTTAATAGTTTAGATTGCCGATCTGATTCATAAGAACTGGTATTAGTACCCATTATTGTACTAAACAAAATTTGAGGTGTAACATCAGCACGATAAATATCCCAAGGTACAAATTTAGTACAAGTAATAGTACCAACTGTCTTTAACCCGCACATACGAATATTACCAATATCATACTGATTGACATTTGCTCCCAATATTTTTAACATGAGAGTATAACCTTGAATGGTAACCAATGACCGTAGAGTAATAAATTTGCTATCAGAGGTTAATTCACCCTCCCACTCCGTTGCTCCGAATGTCACACTTAGTACCATTCGTAGAGCTTCACCTTGCTCATTATCTTGTAAATCATATACCAATACAATATCATACTCTAAATCATTGGACTTAATCTGGATATCATCTGGCGCTGGAAATACTCTCGGTAATACATTAGCAATGTCATTACACGTTGATGCATTAACCTTTAGGGACTTAGAACGTGTCTCACAGGTGTCGGCTTGTGCTAATAGCTGCTCAGTTAGATTCATCCTCAAACTCCAACTAAATAATCCGAAGCTGAAATAAATTGATTGTTCAGGGTAATTTCACCTTGTATGCTTTTTCAACAAGTGCCCGCATATCAGCTAGATGGCGTTGTGCAGGTGTTAGGCTGTTTGTTTTAATTTTTTTAATTGATTTTCGAGTATACTTTTTAATGTAATCTCTCAAGATTTCGTAATCATCTTGATTAAATAATACGTCAACGGCTTCCGGTTTAATTTCACTCATTACCTACCTCATTCATAAGAGATAACTTGTATCGTTTAGGACCGGCTTGCTCTTTCTCTGATCGAAGTTGAACTGGCAGTCGCCAAGTTACACCACGCTTTGAATTAACACCATGAATCAATTGAGTTGGCTCAGTATAGGCACCTAAAGCATTAAATGCATATGCATCTGTACCAACCCATGGACCGTTAATAAGAAGCTCACCATCTAACTGCGCAATAGTTGCTGGCCTATGAAAATGCCCACAACAAAAATAACGCACTCGATTGGAACCTTGCATTGAAGTCAAAGCCGTAATTCTATTCTGACGGCGTTCCATACCATACCAAGGCACTCCACCAGCCGATCGAATGTCATCCCCATGTTGAATATTGAATCCGATACCACCAACATCAACATTGATTGACCACGCATCTGGAATAACAAAATTGACATTATCTAAATCGGCACAATACTGTCTTGCAGTATCTGCAACTAGATAATCCCAATTATCCTGTGCCCCGTGATAATCCTTCTTAATAGAACGTCGTCCATGATTACCTGGAACATAAACAATATTCACGCTATCAAAATATGGTGCTAAATCCCTATACATTAAGGCATGCAACTGACCAATTGCGGATGAATTCTTAAACATGTTACGAAAGTAACTGCGATGCATGTGCCCATGAATCTCACCAGAGGTATGGTCACCATAAGCAAAAACAGTCAATCGCGGAAAATAAAACTGTGGTGCAAGTGTTTGTTGTGTCCACTGTAAAACAGTATCTACGTATATTTCTGCCCTACGCATGCTAACCTTAAAATCATACTGCTCTAGCCCACCACATTCTGACTTTTTTACAATTTGGTCATGGTGGCCGTCACTTAAATGCATAACCAAATCTTCGGTGATTTGTCGCTCGTGAATCTCACCGCGAATAATCGGAAGGGCTGATGGTAACCGTGTCATTGGTTTAATTACTGAATCCATTTCCTTAGTGATGGCCTTAAATAAACCGTGAGTCTTAGACATTGCCTTAACTTGCTTTTGCAACATACTACGCTCATCACGTAGATGATTGATTTCAGCCCCAAGTTCAAGAATTCGATCATCGGTAGGGTCAAATAACTTCTTGATGTGTGTTCGTACGCCGGATGTATGGATTGGGGGGTTACCTGGGGCTTCCTTCCAACTACGACCAGTAGCGATATCGGACACTAAAGACCGACTAATACCATATTCTTTAGCCACATTAACTTGGCTTGCACCCGCAGCCAATTTGGCTTTAATCTCGGTCGCTTTCTTGAGATCAAGTTTATACATGCTTGTTCCTTAATAACTTAAAATTGCTTGAACGATCGTTACGGCGTCTTCTAATGTAGATACTCGGAATCCCGTAGCTTCGTTAATCATAGCATGGTCGTGCAGATTACCCTCGGGTTCCATAACGAGAATAATTGGAATTTGATTATCGAATGCCCATGCAATCTCCATTACAGTACCAATACTTACCTTTGTTGCACCGAGGAAATTTACTAAAAGCAAGTCACACCTTGTGCAATCCCAATGGTCGCGTGTCATAATTCCACGCGGGCAAGATAGAGGATTGGCATAGTTATTTCCTAGACAAACCTCTTTACCCAAATATTCTTTACCACGCATGGGGTCCAGTCCATATACACTAAAATTTGCAAGTTGCTTATTGACTTCGGTTCTCCAATCAGTACAACCTTTGTAGGTACACCCAGTAATTGGGCCAGCTAAATATACGGTTTTCATGCTTACTCCTCAGTTAATTCAATCTTGTCTGTTCCTAAAACGTAAGTGACAACTCTTGGGGCTAAATGCTCTAACTCAAAAGATGATTTAGATTGGCTGGAGTTTTCTCTGTGTATGTACTCACCTTTGTACTTATGACGCAACACTCCATAGAGGGCATTTATGGTGGCAATTTGTAAACATTCACGCAGGGCATGTTTGACTGACTCTACTTGGTACGGAAATCGTCCGTCCTCATATGTGGTGAATAAGTCTTCAAGTTCCATCTTGATCGACTCTATCGGCACATCTTCCGGTACACAAATTGAGACTGGGATTTGAAGAGTTAGTTTCATATGAGCCATAAATGCAAATCTTATACCAAGATAAGAGGTTTTCTTGAATTTTCCTGCTTTAACGCTGAATGATTCGTGACCAGATAGTCAATAGCGTCCGCAAAATACTTTGGTTCATTATTGTCTACAAGCAACGTGCGTAGATCCATAGCTGAAACTTCCTCACGCACTTGTTTAAGCCATCTAGGGTTATCAATTAGCAAAAGTGCCTTATGAATATATGAATCTACGTCTGAGGCAATCAGATCTTTAATGCCAACTTTTCGCATCAATGCTGATGATGCTTTGTTAAAGAATCTAGTACCTTCAAGTGTAACCATCGGGCATCCAACAAACAAATTATCAACTACTGTATTATACCCTCCAAACGGGTACGAGTCAAGTCCAAATCTTCCATTTTCTAACATTCGAAGATACTCCTGATAGGGGGTATCAAAATAAATTGCTACGTCGCCATTAAATAGTTCTGTCATTCTTTCAATAAATGGCATTGCTGCTTGGTATCTACCAATAGTCCAAGATGGGAAGAATTGGAACCTAACAGGTCTGGTTGCCCTCTTCTTAATCTCCAACAAGGCTTTTACCATTGTATAATTGATTTTAGGCGAAGTCCAACAACAGTTAATCCAGAACTCGGATGGATCGGGGTTCTCTTTGGTGTAATTTGGAAACACGGGATGCGCGCCAATGCCTGGAATCAACACTAGGCGTTCACTATAGTTAACACCTGCTAATTCTGGTACTTCCGCATCAATACCTCCGATAAAATAATCTACTTTAGAACCAAATGTGCTAACTGGATGACCATACCCTGTAGCCATTATTGGCGCGACTTGCATATTTGACAAGCAGACTGATTCATAATTCATACCAATATCAGGGAAATAAGCAAACTGGAAATCGTTGTTCTTAATAGAAGAAAAATCAATACTCTTCATATCCGGCTTGATGAATACCCGACGTACTTCTTTAAACAGCCCACGGTCAATACGATTATCAACATCTTCAGAATAATGTACCAACGTCAGGTCATATTTTTCAGTGAGTTTTGCAATTTGATGGTAGCAACTCTTATACACGGCTGTAGTCGGTTGCCACCGGTCTGTTAAGATGGCAATACTCTTCTTACATGGGATACTGTGAATTTTTGCACCAGCAAGTTTACGGCGTATTTGATTATTTAATGCCTGTTTAATAACATTATCTGTTTCCGGTGAAAAATAAGTACACTGGAAATATATTGGTGCGGTGCGTAAATCAGGTAAATTTAAACCTAGTGGTGCTGCTTGTAAATGTTTAACTACTCTGTCATGAACCTCTTGTGTTAAAGTGCCAATAGCTGCCGTCTGATAATTCAGCCACCAAACAGATGCTAATTCCGCATTTAATTGAAATAATGCATCAGGTTCTACTTTAAGTGGTGTATGGCATGTCATCAAAATAGCGATTTTTGTAAAATTATTGTCCTGAATTAGTACACGTTGTAACAAACCATCAGGTGTCATTACACCGGTGGTCAATAACATATTTGTAAGAATATGATTTACATTTACCAGAACTTTTGCATAGTCAGCTGGGATTTGAAAGTCTGGCTGTGTTAGAAGATAAAAAGCAGCCATGACACAGTTGTCGAACTTCTGCTTCTCAACCCTGTCAAGTTGTGTGTAGCAACTTGTATTGAAATGCTTAACCATTTCAATAATCGTTTTTATCACCTCGACAAACTTACCTTGTCGATAATTCGTAAACATGCCTTCTAAATCAAAGGTCGGTATATTCATTTAGCTTCCCTTCATTTAGGAATAAAATCTTGGAATAGTTAATTTTCCGGTCTTTAATTTCAGAGACAATATCTTTGATACGCCAAGGTGTTGTAACAAGAATTGTATATGGACCCTCGTTTAGAAAATTTGGTGACTCGATCAACTGACCGGTACCTGGAACATACTTTCCCCATTTGTTGGAATCCGAATCTACAACAGTCTCACACTCACGGAAACCAAACATGTTAATGAAAGCCGCGCTCTTACCGGTACCACCCCAAAGTACAAGATTATCTTGTGCTGGATAGCCAAATACATCACGTAATGACGCTTCCGCCTGTTTACTAAATACTTGGCTTGTAGTATAATGTTGAATCAAAGCCGCATTGTGTGGTTGAAAGAATCCAGCTACAACCTCTTCATCATACATCTTTGAAATCTCTAGCAGCTTAAATCCAGAAGTGTTAAACAAAGTATATAGACTATTAAGTGTGAAATTGGACACATGCTCGTAAAGAAAGTCTGAAATTCGACCGATCCTCATTGCTTTGTCAAAACATGGTACTTCTGCTAAGAACACGGTATTTAGATCATACCGACTACACCAGTACGCTACTTCTGAAACAAACTCACGCGGATTTTCTAGGTGTTCAAGAACATGCCTACATGTTAACAATGCTGGACGGTATTTCTTTAGGTCACGTTCTGGAATAAAATAGTCCCGGATGCATTTGAATGTAGTTACTCGGTCCCCATCAACTCCTGGCTCGAACCCAATACAATTAGCTTCAGGTTCGCGCACATGAAGACTCTCTAGGAACATACCATCACCGCATCCAATGTCAATGATTGACTTCCCCGTCCACATACTCTTGTTTTCAATAATACGATCGAGCAATAATTGCATATGGGCCATCCAACCAGTACCACGGTTGTACATTAAATTGGAGTCACCAGAATATGGTACCTTAGCATACTCAAAATCAACGTTCCATACGTGCCCGCATACCTTGCAGGCATGAAAATGCATGGGCAGACGAACGGCTTCCAGTGATTCCTCTTTTGTAGTTGGAAGATTCAAAGCTGCTAGTGGTTGTGGGCCTGGGTTAAACAGCGTCTTGGAATTGGCGTGACCACATGCGAGACAGTTAAACATATTTAATCCTTGTTATTCTTTAAGTAGGTGTTAAGTTTCAACTCAGGATCGTAGGCGGCTTGAATAGGGATCTTGAATGGTACAGATTCTTTCTTCTTAGCTGTAAACGCAACCATTAGAAAGTCAGATTGTGGGGGTGGTAGTATATGGGCCGGTGTGAAATCAATTTTCAATACTGGTGATGAACCAACTTGGCTGTAATTCTTAGGCCAATTCATCAACCAGAATTGTGGATTTTCAAACCCGTTTACACGGTACACATCGTAGAATGCTGTCAGTGAGAAATTCCAAAAGCCATGGTTAAGCCAATTTAGCGGAGAGATATGCAACACGCTACCTCCTACGTCGCATAGCTGGATCATGTTCTTGAAAACTTGGGAGATATCAAATATATGCTCAATAGTACCACACTCCATCACCAAATCATAAGTGGCAAGCCCTGCTGGCAACGGGGTGTTCATATCATGTACAATCGTTACCCCTTCATCAGAGTTAAAATCAATATCATCGTACTGCCCAAAACCTAAATCTGTAAATAGTTCCTTACTGGTATACTTGCCGGGCGTACACGGAGTTCCACGGTCTTGCATGAAATCACATATCTGCTTCATACTCGATGGCAGCATATTGCTCCTAGATAAACAAATTACCGAGTCTTGGTATTCCAAGCTCGGTAGTATATCGTTGGCCAGAAATTTAACAATCTCGTGAGTCAGCATTTAATACTCTAAGTCGGTTAAAAATATCGGTAATTGCAAACGGAGTAAACTGCCCAGTCAGTCTAAATGCATTATCCATGCCAACATCCATTGATTTTCGACCAGGATCGAAAATATCCAGTTTATCTTCCAACCGGCTGTGGCAATGACCGTATAAATGGACAGAACCGTGTTCCTTACCACTCCAGGAGGCAATTGGATAATGGGTCATGTGGAAGCGAATTCCATTAAATTTACGACAAACCATGTCACTAAGCGACGACACATGTTTTCGTAAGGAACTAGAATCATGGTTTCCCATAACAACGTGCAACTTACGAACATTTAGTCTCTGTCGATAGTGTCCATACTTTGCTGCCTTCCAGGCGAAATCACCGAGTACCCAAAGGTCATCATTCCTTTGTACACAATCATTGATACTATTGATGATACAGGTGTCCATATCCTCAATATTAGAAAACTGTGTACGCCACTTTAGGTTATTAGTGTGTCCAAGATGTAAGTCGCTAGTAAACCAGATCATTCAATCTTACCCCATGGAATCTGATGCCAAATACGGTCATGCCAATAAAAGAACACTATTTTAACAACAAAACACGCACACGCTAATTGAATACTTGAACATATGCTTTCTGTAAAAGGATATGCCACAGCGGTTGTCAGCAACAGGGATATTGTTTCCCAGCTTGTCGCCTTAGCTAACGAACGTTTAGGATGGCTCTTGTCTTTCATTTGTCACCTCGTCAAAGCATTCTTTAACTTCGCCCATGGACATTAGTTCCAAACGCCGATTCTCGGTGAGCACTTTTAGTACATGCTCGTCGGACGGAAGATGCAAAAGATCAACAATGGTGGCACCCTTGTTGATATCCATACCCATACGATGGATTCGGTCGGATGCTTGAGTTCTAGCTTCCGGGTTGAAGTCATTACTATAAAAGCAAATCATGCGGCTCTCGGTAAGGGTCAAACCCATTCCACCTGACTGTGGATGTGCAACGAAGAGTACACGCGGATGCTGTTCTAAGTTAGACCAATAATCCAAGGGGCCTTCATCAGTGGTTTCTTTGTTTGCACGGTAAACGTTCCATCCGCGACCATCAACCCGCACGATATCCCAACCTTGCTTCAAACCAATGGCTGTGATACGGTCGATGGACCCGGTGAATCCAGCAAATACTACAAGCCGACCAGACTCTTCGCATTCGTCCATGAGATCTATCAACGCAGCATCCTTTGGGCACGGCACTTCTTTTACTTGACGCTCAATCTTGTCAACTTCACCTGTTGCGTTACATGACGAACAGGGCAACTCGGTCTTAACAAGTGTCCGCACATAATCAGGATCAAGCATTTCTGTCATGGTAAATGCTTTTTCTTCATCTAGTGGATCAATCCAATAGGTGTTTAAGCAAGTACCGTCACACACCGGGCAAGTTTCCTTACCGACAACTTTGTCCTTGTACTGAAACCCATCACTAAGTTCACGCAGGCGCGTCAATCCGGTAATCGCGTTCGGTGCAGAATTTACAAACGCTTTAGCAACTCTGAGTGTAGCTGGTGTAGGCTTGCAATACACACGCCGATACTGTTTCTCTGGCAGATCCAAGCAATCTTTCTTCTGCTTGATAATAACCAGACCTTTTAGACGCTCGGCCAATAGACCAACTTCATTCGTGCTTGGTTTGAAATCATGGATATCTGCTTCGTTACCTGAGAGCATACCAGCTTCAATCAAGTGACGGTGATTACCATCATCTTCAAATTTACCGCAGATATCACACTTACGCTCGTCGTCACGCCATCCAACTAACTGCCAGAAGGCGGCACCAATGGCACTCTGTTCTTTTGAGTGAATACCTAAACGGAACTTGAAGGATTTATCATCCCCTTCACGCAGGAATCCAGGCCAGATAATCTCACATGGAGACCACCAATCAACAGGAGACTTCGGAGAAGGAGTACCAGACATTCCGATAACATATCCTTCCATACCCCAATCAGCACGTACACCATCGGCTGCTGCTTGTGCAGCCTTTGATCGTAGTGCCGTCGCAGTCTTACAACGGCTGATTTCGTCGAGGATTATACCCATTGGAGCCTTGTCACCAGACTTCCAGGTGTTCATCCTCTTGGTAAGACCCTCATAGGTCATTAACTCAACTTCAAGATTTGAACTTACCTCCCATTTTTTGAATTCACGCTCGGCAGCATAGAGACCGGATCGTGGTCCAACCCACCACCACTTCTTTTTACCAGACTTTTCCATCGTCTCAATAGCCGCTAAAGATTTTCCCAGTCCCATTTCCGCACCGTACAATTGATAATGGTACGTAAGACCAGCATCCGACATATCCTTTTGGAAGTCACGTAGCGGACGATCATAATTGAATCTTTGAAGCGGTCGATCAAACCACTCAAACACATCAATACCCATCATTGCTTGTAGTTGGAACCAATTACGTGCACAGTTCTCAACCGTCCAAATCTTGCGTGGTGGATCTTGAAATCCTAACCACTGTGCATGCCGCATTGCTTTAATTTCATCCTTCAAAGAGAAGGGAGATTTTAAAAACTCAATGCGAGACGGGGTGACTTGAATTTGTGCTGGTGATTTAATTCGCGTTCCAGAAGAGGTAGTTGTGATAAGCTTGATATCATAAGGTGTGTTAAACGGAATATCCATTAGTTAAATTCCCATGTGTTATCTTCATCATCGAGTTCATCATAAATATCATTGAAATGTTCGTGATCCATTAGATCATCAAACTCTTCATCATCGTAGTCTTCATCGTCGTAGTCTTCATCGTCGTAGTCTTCATCGTCGTAGTCTTCATCGTCGTAATCTTCATCATCATCAAAATCCATGCCCTCAAGCGGGTCTTCTTCTTCATCCTCATAGAAACCGTATTCATCGTATGACATGTTTAGCTCCTTTTATCATAGGTCAAATAGAAGGTATGATCTGGCAAATCGTGCTTCGTACCACTAAATGCAAATCCCAATCCCTGTTGACAGAAACAAAGATAAATTTTGTCATAACAAATTCTAATCGATGTTTCTTGGTCTTTTCTACAACCTCTTGCTACGGCTGATACCCATTGTTGTAGTGTTCCACACATTAAAATAGCTTGCGTACCTCTAATAATAGTATCCACCAATGCAAATGGCATACCAGATGCCACCTCAAGAATTTCTGGTGTATCACGTTCATCTGATGCAATTAAGCAACCAAACTGTAGTAAATTAAACACATCCGACTCTGGGCTGTCGTTGAAGGCAGCCAGAGTCGATATTAGATGTGGGATACCAGTTAATCCAGCCACGTCAGCTTTACGTGCAGGAGATTGCCCTGACATTTCTGAACAGAGCGTCAAAAATGTTCCTTGATTCAACTGCGGTTGAATGATTAGGACAACGTTTGGCGTCATTCTTCTAACCTCTTTAATACAGCTGCAATTAACGGGTGACGAACAATATCCATATCAGTAAACCGCACAACACCGACACCAGCTAAACCATGTAATCGAGTAAGTATATTATTCAGGCCACTATCTACACCGATATCAGTTTGTTGTGGGTCACCGGTAATAATAATCTTTGAATTAGTTCCAAATCTGGTGAGAAATAGTTTCAATTGTGCGCGAGTTGCATTTTGTGCTTCGTCTAAAATACAAACAGAATTGTTGAAAGTACGCCCACGACAAAACGCAAGTGGTGCCACTTCAAATGCTTGCTCAAGAATCTTATTCTTCAACGTCATGCCAGGACATAATGTATGATAGCAATCATACATTGGTGTCATATATGGTGCAACCTTCTCATTAAAGTCACCCGGTAAAAACCCTAGTGATTCCCCAGCTTCTACAGTTGGACGTGTGAGAATAATCTTTGATCTATGTCGCTGTAAAATATCCTGAATAGCAAAAACCATCGCCAAGAAAGTTTTACCGGTTCCAGCCGGTCCAACTAAAAGTATGATATCGTTATCGAGATATACTTGTTGAGCCTCTCGTTGTTTATCTGTTCGGAATTCAAATGACACGTTAGACCGATTCTGTTCACGCTCTCGTTCTCGAGAAATACGTCGCTCATGTCTACGTTTTGGCATCGGTACTCCATTTCCACCAATTATAGGTGGCTAAAATTAAAGTTACCACATCAATAAATATCATATCCCACATGACCAATTGATAGGCATAAATACACCAAACAAGATTTCCAGCAATACTAAAGACCCAACCAGAAGTCTTTTTTTGACCTAACTGCCATAAGGCAGACAAAATCAAAATATTACCAATCCATCCAAGTGTCATGGTGTTGCCTCAAACTCAATGTATTCTGGGGGTTGACATGCTTCATCATTATATACCGTTATGCGTAGTGTGCCGGTAAGATGATATAATTCAGCATCCCCCTCAAGTCTCAACCCCCATAATACGATTGACACAGTGTCCGAAACCCCCGGTGAAATAAAATTGATCCACTCTCCAACACCTGTAAAGGAGGGATTGGCGTCCAAATGTAATTCAGCGCCAAGGGGGCTAGGCTCGTTCACCACCGTCGGATAAATCCTGTATCCCGGTTTGATGTGAGCCAAAACATACAACATTTGTGGGTGATTCACAGTATCAACCCAAGAAGTAACCACTACAGGTTTTTCTTGTTCTGGCCCTTTTAGCTCAAGGTTGACAACTGTAATGATGGCACATATCAATAAGGTTAGTGCCACAGCAAGGGCGTAACCACAAAATGTTGCTTGTCTTTCAGTCATTGGATTCCAATCCAATATCGAGCCACTAAATAAGGCCACTGCATTACAATCCAAAAGCGTTCATCAGTAATACAGACGCCAAGCGAATCCCAATCAGTAACAATAAATGTTACACCACCAAGCCAAAAAGAGGCTAGATTAACCAATAAACGTTTCATTATACACCTTTTCGATACGTGTTAATACGATCAACAACAAAGGCACCGGCTGTAATTGGCCACACCAGCATTGAAAGAACTTCCTTAAAGGTAATACCATCGCCTTCCAATTCATTTACAGCGAGAGTAGTAATACCACCAGCATAATAAGCAACAAGAACAACAAGAAATGTAGACATTAAAATCTCCTAAAGAATATAAGACCACCTGTTACTCACAGGTGGTCTTGTTGATTACAAATTACCGAACACGCTTAGACGCAGGAGCTTCTTCAACCTTTTCAATGTCCGTACTTGCCAGAGACATAAACTTCTGTTGCTCTGCTTGCAAGCAGTCATAGGGTGGAAGGTTCGTAAATGGTGCTGAACACTTTACACACACTGGAACATGCCAACCATAATTACGCTTAGTAACGTACTTGGCTTTCAACGTGCAAGCAAGTGGCCCATGTGGCTCAATATGCACACCCGTCTTTTCCTCTAACATGGCTGCATCTTCCTTTGGAAGTGCCAAAAACTGAGCAATCTTGTCAGACTCCGTTCGCATTGATTTCGTACCACAAAATAGCTCATAAAACTTACCTGAACTACGTTCAAACACTAAGAAGGTTAAACCATACATACAACCAGAATTTTGAGTTGCAGCCATCTCCTGTACCGCTTTGAAAGAAGCAGAGGTTGGATCATAGTTTGTAATAACGGCGTCCTTATCACGTAGATCAAGGGCTTTAGCTCGACAACATAGTGGCAGCACATCAATTTCTACCCCAAGATCTCGGATACTATCATCGCCATTAGGTACACCATAGTGTCCAGGTGCAATCAAACCTTTGTCGATTGCGGCACCTTTTGTGTACAACTGAATTCGATCCAAATACTCTCCACTCCGGGTTAATTCAGTCAACATAGAACTGGCAGCATTATAACCAACTGCTGGTAACTGCTCAAAATTCGTGGTAGTAAGCTCTTTACTCATAACATAACTCCTTAAACCAGTTAAACTAAAAACAACTCAAGACAAAAGTTCCATCATATAAGTATCATTGGGATCTACCCCAATCCTTTTTGCAATCCTTATCTTTGGTGGATTCGATGTGACACGTTTTAAAATTAGCTGGTTTTCTGTTTCAGCCCTTTTTTTAACCTTGTCACTGAACTTCTGTAAAGATATAGGATCTAACTGCAAAACCCATGCCAAAGCGGCTTTCCAAATGGATAGTTTGTTTGGAAACACACCATTTTCACAAGCATCCGTACCAACAATAAGTGAAGTATATTCATCCCTAATTGCACTAAAGGTACGCAAATGGGGGGTTGCTACATCATAATTTAACAAATAATTTTGCAACCGACCTTCTTTAATCGCTTCTTTGTACGCTTTTATGTATCCACTACATACACTAATAAAATCTCTAGCGCTCATTGACATGGAAATATCAAACAACTCGCACTGTAATTTTTTTGGAAGTTTCGACAAAGCGTATGCAGAAGTCAAGGGAAGCTCACCTCTATTAAGGTGTATTTTTGCATCATCAATGAGGTTATTTAACCGCAAGATTTCTTCTAAACGACCTGGACGACAATGTAATTCGGCTGCAAGAACCTCAATAGTAAGGTCTGTATTCTCACAAAACAACATCTTTAACCGCTCGGCATATTGTGCATTTGTTGTAGTCCGGCGAATTAGATTTGCTTGCATTTGCCAATTCTTGACTTCAACATCAGTAGCATCCTTAATAATACACGGCACAGTTTCTAAACCACAATCCAAGGCACAACATAACCTGTGCAGGCCATCAATTACCTCGTATAAACCTGGAAAACGGATTGATTCCCGCACACATAAGGAGTTAAATAAACCGTGGGCGGCAATAGAATCTCGCAATTCAATATAATCCAATGAATTCTTATCCACCAATCGCAATAATACAAAAGGGGGTGCCAGGAGTTTTACACTTAGGTTTTCTAGTCTTTCCATGGGCAACCTTTACATGTATCATAAGTAATATCAACGATCTCTGCATCAGGATGACTACAGACAACAGACATACGCTCACAGTTACAATCCACACGTTTACGTAAAATTTGAATTCTAAAAATACACTCAGGCCAAATAGGTATCAATGTCCAAGCATCAGGTCCAGTTTCTGACTTACGCCTATAGCCATCTAGGCATGGTGGGGGAGTACTCCCCCTATGCGGATAAATAATTGTGCCATCGTCTAAAATTCTTGGTGTTCGTGCCATGTTAATTCCCCTATATAGAATAGACTGATTCAAACCGGTTTTTCTTGCAAAAAATATTTTGAAATGAACTTTTGAAATGAACTTTCTAAATTGGTGAGCTAAATTTAGCAAAAGGGAGCAAAAGTGAAAATTTTAAATGTTCATTTCAATTACATAAACTAATATGTAACAGCAAGTTACAATCACACCTTTTTGACTTACGTCGAATTGAAATGCGAAAGTCGTATTATTTTGTTTGGGAAAACTTCTCTATAACAGATATATATTTAGATTGACTTAACTATTTCTCGCGTTGCGAACTTTCTAAAATAAAAATAATACGACTTTCGCATTTCAATTCGACGTAAGTCAAAAAGGTGTGATTGTAACTTGCTGTTACATATTAGTTTATGTAATTGAAATGAACATTTAAAATTTTCACTTTTGCTCCCTTTTGCTAAATCATTTTTTTAAAAATGAAATGAAATTCACATTTCAATTCAACATAAGTTGTACTCCTGGAAGGAGTTACAGGTTTAATTTTTACTCGAAAATGCTAAAAATTCTTATACACAAGCTTAAGTTACATTTTCAATTCAAATCGGCATACCTTTTGCTTATACCTATTACATGAAAAATAAAATCAAACAGATCAAAATAATTAAATATCGCACCGCTAAACAGTGTCTCGCTGCTTTTCATGGTTGTAAACTATCGGAAGTCGATTCCAATGCCATGTGGAAGTTTTATGATGGTAACGGTAAATGTATACATTGGAGTCAAAAACGATGTCTAGCTAGTATTTATCGTCGTGGTTGTTGGGGTTGGTGTGAAAATAAACGAATTTTGCACTTGTGGATTTCAAATAAATCCAAGATAGCTGATGCTATATCCTTGATAGCTCATGAAATGGGGCATTGTGTAAAACCCTATTTATCGGCCAAAAATGAAGAAATAAAAGCGTCAAAATATGAAGATGTAACTTGGTATGCCGTTGATGCTTATTTGAAATTAAAACACGGTGGATAGAGATTTTCTCATTTCAAAAAATTTTTTGCAAGAAACAGGCATCTAAATTCGTTTAATATATTGGAGTTAAAGATTCTTTCGGAGATATGGTATGAAAGCTACTGAACAATTGGTGGCATTTTTCAAGATGCTGCCACATAATAATGACCGTGTTGCAGGTTGGTATACACCGGACATGGAAGTTCAAGTTCTTGTCTCACAAGGTGAAGGTGAGCCTGCTTCAGATAAACAAGGTGTCTATTGCGGGAATAATTTTGCCTATGAATGGTACAATTTTAGGTTACCTAAAAATGCCAATAGTGATCCAATTGATAATGACCACGAATTACGATATCCACTAGAGAGGCATGTTGACTATATTGGTTTGACCGGCTGGGATTGGCGTAATAAAAAATCTATCCGATGTGGATTTGATTTTGATTCAATTACAAGTCATGCTAAGGGAGTAGGTATTGAAGCTGAACAGCTTAATATTGTACTATCAAAATTGATGGATATACCGGAGGCACTGGTACTTAAAAGTACAAGTGGAACTGGTTTACACGTCTATTTAGAGTTTGATCCAGAGAACCTACCTACTACCAACAATCATACTGAACATGCTGCATTGGCATTAGCTTGCTTGAAGGAGATTTCACGTAAAGTTGAATTCAATTTTGAGGCTAACATGGATGTTGGTGGCGGTAACATGTGGGTTTGGGCACGTAAGATGACACTTGAAAATCAAGGTCTTACAACTTTAAAAGACAACAAAAATAGCGATTGTTCTCAAGCTTATTTAACCCCACCGACTAATTGGGAAGCCTATATTGATGTTGCTGAACGCCGTAGATCTAAAGTACGTATTGAGGGTGTTGAAGAAAGCGACCAAGACACGGTAGCTAGTAAAGCGGCTGCCCAACGTAATACGCCTTTAGATGATACACACAAGCGTATTATTGCCGAGTTACAGCAATTTTCTAATATCACCACATATTGGGTTGCTGACCATCATCTACTTAATACTCACACCGCCGCGTTAAAAAGATTATTTGAATCTAGGCAAGCGGCTGGTGATCCTATACTAGGAGCATTTGAAACGCTTTCCGAAGGAAAAGATCTGGCGAAGCCAAATTGTTTTTTATTCCCAATTGAAAATGGAGGGTTCCGTGCTTGTCGTTTTGGTAAGAGGACAACGGAACACCCACTATGGAAACAAGATAAGTCTGGTTGGACTTATTGCTATTACAATAAACCTCTTACACTAGATGGAGCAGCCTCTGCCTTTGATGGTCTTGAAGACGATATCAAAGGTGGTGGCTATACCTTTCCTAACGGCCTTACTGCTAGCACGGCCCTTAGAGCAATGGGCCACAGCATTGAAATACCAACCGAATTAACCGAGCGTAAAGTACGTATCCAACCACACAAGGAAAAGATGCTGATTGAAATTGTGCGTACTCACAAGGATGACATTGATCCGGTTGGCTGGTTACAGAAGAAAGGTAAATTTTACCGTATTTTTAATATTGATTTACGAGTACGCGGTGATGTTGAAACTGATTTTGAAGAGATTGATAAACACGTACGTTGTCTTATTTCATCAGACAGTACTACGTCTGGTTGGGCGTGTATGCATGAACGTGGTAATTGGATTTTCACTGTTAAAGATGATGCACGTTCCCGCTTAAAAGCAGCTGGATACGAGGACAATACCGAAGTTATATTGGGTGAAGCACTATCTAAAGCCTGGATGATTACACATGTTCCGTTTCAGGATGAATTCCCTGGTGATCGTCAATGGAACCTAAAAGCACCGAAACTCAAGTTCAAACCTGAACCTTATGAGCCGGGGGATTCTCCACACCCACATTGGGATATGATTCTAGAACACACTGGTGCAGATTTAAATGCCAATTTAAAAGATCTTGACTGGGCCCAAAAGAATGGTATCTATACCGGTAGGGATTATCTTCTACTATGGATAGCTTTAATGATTAGAGAACCATTTGAGCATCTGCCTTACTTATATCTGTGGTCACCATCACAGAATACGGGTAAATCAATTCTTCATCAAGCCATTGGTACTTTGATGCAAGGTGGTGTTATGCGAGCTGATTCAGCTTTGACTAATTCTGGTGATTTCAACGGTGAATTAGCGGGGGCTGTGTTATGTGTTGTTGAAGAAAAGAATATTTCACAAAATGCTACATCAGTCTATAATAAGATTAAAGACTTAGTGACCTCTGACACGATTGCTATCCATGCTAAATATAAGCAAGTGTGTGTTCAGCCAAATACAACACATTGGATTCAGTGTGCCAATAATCGAGATAGTTGCCCGGTATTCAGTGGTGATACTAGAGTGACAATGATTTATGTAGATCAGCTTGTCCATGAAATCCCCACCCATATTATGCTAACTAAATTGGAAGAAGAGGCCCCATATTTCATGTACACGTTGATGAATATTGCTCTACCGGATGTAGAGCATCGGCTTCGTTTGCCGGTCGTTAATACATCTAGTAAGGAGCAACTAATTGATGCGAATAAAAATGCTTTAGAGAATTTTATCGACGAGGTGTGTTTTGTAGCCCCTGGGTTAACAGTACCTCTGGATGCTTTTATGAGTGCTTTTTTAGCGAGTTTAGCACCAACAGAAGCATCTTATTGGAATAGATCCACAGTGGTTGGTGTGCTGCCACCGCAATTCCCTGTTGGTAAAGTATCGGATAACAAGAAGTTTATTGGTAACCTGTCATTTACACCTCCCGTTGAAAAAGCTGTAGGTAAGTATGTGCCACGTCATGGTTATTTAGTATTGGAGACGTAATATGGAGTGGGTTATCACTGTACTCCGGCAGGTTGAAGGCATAACAGTTCCAATTTCAGAGATTAGGTGGTCTGGACCATTGCCTAAAAATCGAATCATGTTTGCCAAAAAACATGGAGGAACCCAATTGGAGATTCAGAGTTTACGGGAATATTTAGATACACACGAGGAGGGTTACAATGCCTGAAATTAAAGATAGTGGTACGCGTAGTGAGTTCTTTACTGGGGCAGTTAGAGATTGTCAGGAAAATAAAGGACGTATGGACTTGTTACCGGTTCGGGCTATCATTGAATTAGCAAAGCACTTTGAAGCTGGCAGTAACAAGTATGGTGATCGCAATTGGGAGAAGGGTATTAACTTATCCCGGTACATGGATTCAGCCTTACGCCATGCTATGAAATTTTTACGTGGGGATCGAGATGAACCACATCTTGAAGCAGCTTGTTGGAATTTAATGTGTTGCCTGGATACAATGAAACGTATTGAAGAGGGTCTTCTTCCAAAGGAATTAAATGATATTCCTAATAACCCACTAACTATTCAAGATAATCCACTTAACATTCAACCAACATACTAATATGGACACTACACCAGCTAGAAGCTTGATTGCAGGCGGATTTGCTTCTTTTATGTTTTATTTGATTTCATCATCAAATCCAATTATTATTGGTGGTGGATACCCAACAGCAAAATTCATAGACGCCTATCAAGAGTGGGCAAAATTATCTGAGTTTGACACCTCAATTGCAGACCTTAATGTATGGCGTGAAGCATGTAAGAGTGGCTTTTTAAAAGGAAAATTATGAGAGTATATAGTAGCTTAGTTAATATTCAACCAAATATTATGGCGGCAGTTGATGTTGAAACAACCGGTCGTATGGCTGGTTACCATGAAATTATTCAGATTGCAGTCCAGCCTTTGGACAGCAATATTGAATTGAATGAAACAGTTCAACCTTTTTATATGCTGGTTGCCCCCAACTATCCTGAAAGGGCTGAAAAGGAAGCAAATAGCATCCACGGCTTAAATTTACAGGAATTATGTGATACAGCTATTAGTCAGGAACGTGCGATTGATATGTTTTATGAATGGTTTGATGCTTTAGGATTACCACACAAAAAATCTATTGTGCCATTAGCACACAACTGGTCATTTGAAGCTGGTTTTCTAAAAGCATGGTTAGGATTAGATGGTTTCGATCAGTGTTTTCACCCACACCCTAGAGATTCAATGCAGTTAGGTATCGCTATTAACGACCGATGTGCTTTTAGAGCCGAAGGTACATTGTTTAAATCCGTTGGTTTACCGGCTATGTGCCGACAATTAGGTGTGCCTGTTATTAAATCACACGATGCATTAGCTGATGCCATTGCAGAAGCAAAATTATACCGTGCTTTGATGCAAATGCAACTAATTTAAGAGACAAAAATAGCCAGTTAAATTAACTGGCTATTTTTGTATATTTATTGTGAAGTTAATAACCAAGACAAATCTTGTATTGTAATAATATCTCCACTATTAGTTGATGTAGCATAGGTTTCAAAATAATCGTCTTTTGATAAATCTTGTATATAAGCCAACAATGAAAAAGCTACAGGCTGATCGCGAGTTGTTGTTCTTACGGTTGTTGGAGCTAAAATAAATCCGCCAGTACCACCGGTGGCTGTACCCTTTCCTGTTGCCACAACCGGAGGGACCGGAAGGACCACTGGGGCCACCTACTGTTTGAAGGGCAATAATTTCAGCAGCTAATTGATCGTAATCGTGAAAGTCAGGTTGAACATCGTCATATATATATATATATATATTATCACGATCATTATTGCCAGTTGTTATACCATCAAAAATTTGCCCTGGATATTGAGGATTGTTTTTGCCCGTAAAATGCCTTTAAATACTTTCAATGTTAAATGTCGGTGAACCACCTTGTCCGATTACTTTAAAGACGCGACAAACTGATAGTTCTGTTAGACAAACACGGTGTACATAGACACCAAAGCAACGAAGCTGTTTTCGCACTTCATCTGTTAGATCTTGTTTGACTTTATCTGATACATGTTCCAGCAAATCGTCTAAATTCCATTTTGTGACTACATCTACTGTGGCTGCTTGGGTAATATCGTTAACAGTTGTCCCTACATCCCAGTTCTGTTCGCCAATTGCCTTAACGATATCTTTAACCGAAAATACAACCAACACGCTAACCACGATTTGTTTTTTGTCTTTGGTTGACAGGGCTTGTCCTGGTTGATGGTTTGTTTGGCGGGCAGTGACTATAATCTCATAATCGGTAGTCAACGGCCAAATCCAATGCCATCCAGGTGTCATTTCCTTTACCCAACGCCCAAATCGCCATTTAACACCCCCATGTGTAGCACGAACAATAACCGGCCTTGGAATAAATTTTAGAATTGCATTAAAGATATCCGATAACCATGAGAAATTCATATGTCACCAAAGTTGCTTTGGACAGTGTTGAGTACTCATTCGAAGTTTATTTAGTAATGCCGCGCCTTCGGCCCTTGTTTTACAACCACATCCCTTACACCGCTGCTGCTCTGTGTCGTACCAATCACATTTTGAACAATATTGATCATGCAAGTGTTTAACCTCAGCATCTGTTCTTGTAGGTCGCCCCTCTTGTATCCAGTTTTTTACGGCATACAGGTATGTATTTAGTTCTGTTGCTAGTGATGGATATTCTTTCGGGGCTATATTTGATACCGCGCCGTCACACTCTTTGCATGATGCCGGACATGTAATTTTATTTGTGATAGAACAGAAACCAACAACCTTCAAAGACCCATCTTGATTAAGTTCATTTGAGAACTCTAAATAAGGACAGTCAGACCACGTTGATTTAAATACCAATGGATTATCGGTGGCTGAGTACCCATACGGACAAGGTGGAAGCCCTGTATCATAGCAAACATTCTTTTCAAGATCAAATACCGGTTGATTGAATGTTGGGTGTAATGGAGGTATTAAATGACAATGACAATCCCTTGTTTGTGCTAAAACACATTGTGAGCAAGTCTCATTTGTTACTGTTGTATTAAAAGTACAAGCCATTCCATTTATACATTTTTGCCGGATTGATTCTGTACCGTCAGAATTTCGTCGAACGATAGTTTGTCTGCGTGTGCAATTTACCATAATTTCCTCGGGCAATGATACTTAGGATTGGATAGTATTTCATATAAAACTTTAGAATTGCGTATAAGGCTGCAATTCTGTTTATTTGGATTAAAATTTGGACACTGTTCGCAAGTTGTTTTGAAGAGGTATTTTATTGTGTCTTCTGGCCGTGGTTCAAATGCTGGTTCATCAATCCAATCTGTTTCAATTAAATTTTTAAATCCACAATTAGTACAAATATAGGGGTTAACAAGATCATAAAGATGTTCACACCTAGCATCTTGACATATAAGCATATTCTGATCTGTTAACGTATCGTAAAAAGCTCTTTGACTACTACAACGTTGCATTTTATCTCCTAGCATTTATATGCTTCTATTGTCCACAATTCACGACAAGTGCATTCGTGTCCTAAGTCACCATCAGTTCCAAGCCCGCCAATATACACCTGATTGCCACATAAAGCCGTCTCTTTATCTGGATACCAACCACCCCAAGGTTCTGTTGTGTTCATATATTTTCCATAATGTACATTTACATTAGACACACTCAACATTGGACTGTAGTTTAATTCGCTTCCATCAGAACATGTTACTTTTCCAGCGGCAATTTCAGCTAGCCTAGCCGCTCTAAAAGATTCTGCCGCTGCTCGAGAACCAAAAGTATAACAACAACTTTTCCATTCACCTTTGCAACAATATCCAACGGTTCCAGGGGCACAACCAAAAAATGTTTGATCACAAACCTTTACAAGCTCAGGCCGATTTACTTCATAGGTGTCAACCCTCCATGTACACTGTGTTTGGAACTTCGAACAATCAACACCGCATTCAGTGCAAGCTGGTGTTACTTCGCCGGTAGGTTCACCTTTAGGTGAACTTGCTGAAACACTTTTACTACTAGCATGTGCTTTTTTAGCTAAATCTAATGCTTCAATCACTGGGTCTGGTTCAACTATATCCATTACTGACGAAGATTTACAATCAATTGTTGGAAAAACATCACCAATATCAGATGGATACAAATCACCTGATGATAATGTAATATGTGCCTGATCGTCTAAATAAGTTGAGCCACCAAGTAAAATATGACCAATAGGTGGAGTTACGGTAAAAGTATACCCAGCACCAGCTACCAACTCATCATAAGTTGGTGGGAAAATTGTAGCTTGGTCTAATGCTGCTGGCCAAAAATATGGGTAGGTTGTTGTTTCACCCGATCTAATAGGAGTCAAGCATTCAAAATGTATGATGTTTTCAGCATTATCATATTGTATACTAGTGATAATACATTTAACAGGTGAAGAACTAAGTTGACTAATGTTTAAGGTCACACAATCAAACAAATCTAAATCTAAATGTTTGATTGGTGTGTCAAATGAAACACTTTTCCAATTATTAGCTAATCGGATTAACCAAAATGTTGCTGATTTTAAAATTGTGCTATATGTATTCTGAGTATAGTAATCAATTACTTCCTCCTCAATACCGTATTTAGACACATTGTATTTTAGAATTATGCTATTATCAACATTATCTGTACTTATAACTCTTGCTTCAGATTCTTTCCAGTTTGCTACGTATTTAGTTCGTAGGTCATCCGTATTTGTTAGAAATACATTTAGTGTGTTTGATAAAATATCACTTTGAGTTAGTGTTCTAATAGACGTAGGTTCTGCTGCAAGATATACAATATATAATGTTTCATCCCGTACATATACTGCACACCTGGATTGATAAGCAATATCATAAATAAGCTGCATTACTTTAAGCTTATCTTTAACAACAAAATTAGCCGGGTAATTTGTTAACTGGGCTTTGACTGCTGCTTTAGTTACCGGATCAAATGTTAATGTGGTATATTTTGTTAACAACCAATCAATAATGTCAACCGGATTCGGCCCTACATCAGATGTAAATGAAACATAAATATCATCCGACCAATTTGTATCAACCTTGCTCAGTGCTTTTTCAAACCCAATTTCAATTACATTATAGCCAGTATAATCAGTCTCATAAATTGTATATAGATCTGTTGGCACAGTCATTAACAATTCACGGCCAGTTGTCTCTTGGCGTTTATATGCCGAAACACTATTCACGGTGCCAGGAATAAGGCTTACAATGAATAATATTTCAGTTTCACCTTCTAAATAAACTTCTGAGCCAGCCGGTAGCCACGCAAAGGTACTTGTTGGCATGTCATCAAGTGCTTTTTGTGACGCAGTTGGACCATCTACTACTTTTGAAACCCAAACAGGTTCAGCTGTGCAAACTTCTTGTGAATGATATTCTGGTGGCACAAACCAACTTTGTTTATCAAGAGAATTTGTCCAGGTTGAATTCCAATGTTGGAGTTCATAGTTGCCATCTGTTGTTGTTTCAATTGCATGGCACTCTATTTGAGCTACTGTTGCAACATCTGGATGCTGCCTGTCGTTAATTATAAAAGTTTCACCAGAAAATGAGCCTTTAAATTTAGCACCATTGATATCAATAGTAACATTGGTATGTTGTGGAAAAGCACCACCACCACGTATAGTTAAAGTTTTATGCTCGTACTCTTTTTGTTTCTCGAGTAAGTCTTCCAATTCACAGATTTGAATAAAACGATCCTCAACACAATCAAGATCTACACCCCACATTTCCATGACCGCTGTTAAATTTTTAGACCGGTCTGATAGCGGAACGTCTTGTAGTTTCCATTCAAGTGGGTTGATATATGTTACCAAACCAGTTTGCATGTTACCAATGGTCTCAGCATTATTCTCCATAGCCTCTTTAATAATGATCGCATTATCAGCATTTCGTATTTGGCGTGCTGATGGTCCAACACGCACAAATTGATCCCCAAACCAGTAACCAGATTCTTGATTATCATTATTAACAAGGGTATAATGACAATAACCCGGCATACACCACCCTACGTGCTGTGCTGGTGAGCCGCTACTATCAAGGTAATACCTATTAGGCACTACCTTTGTGCCAATAATCACACTTTTGCATTGTAAATAGTGTGCTTGACAAATACGTGCTTCCAATGTAAAGTCGTGGATACCTTCACCACCAGCAAGGAACCCTACTCTTGGAGAACGCATTTGAACTGCTTTCATGTTACATACAGTACCAAATGCTAAGGGCCAAACCTTTCCTAAAGCTGTGGTTGGTATGCTTGGAAAATCTCCTTCTTCCATAGAAAACGCTACATCGGTATTTACTGTCTGTGTGTCAATATTAAAGCTAAGTGTTCTATCTCCTTCATTCCAAGTGATTGGTGTAGTAATCTCACCTTGGAATAGTAGAACCTTTTGACTATATGGCAACCCCTTAAATGTGATATAGATCCAACAAGGACATTTTTGTATATCGTGATTGTTAAGTAGTTCTTTAAGCTGCCCGTTTACATCGTCTAATTGGACTGAGGTTGATTGTGAGTCGCCTGCGCCGGTAACAGTTATTACAGTCTCAAAATTGTCCAGCCGAATAATAGATGGATATGGATACTCCATTCCATTTATTTTCTGGTCAGCGTACGCAGTACGGTGTGTTTTATCTCTTGTCCAAGCCACTTCTAAAACAAAGATAGGTTCACTTCCATACTGTTGTGCTAATTTTGTTGCTACTTCTAATGGAATGCTCCGCATTATTCGCTCTCCTCAAAGTTTATTGAGACCGACATATACTCCCCACCGGGTACGCTAGGTGCCCGCCCGGAACCAGAGAATGCGGATGGATTTGTTTGTAAATAACCAATAAAAATAGTGTTGTCATGGTCTACAATTTTTATTTTAGAACTTGTGTAGCTTCTAATAAATGCCTCTAATTCTAATGCCTTGTCCCTTGAGATATTGAATTCCCAACTATGTTTTTTCCTTTGGTCTTTTGACTTTACATAGGTATAAAGCGTCCCATCCATCGCCCTCAAAGCTTTTACAATGGCCACTGGTTCTATTGAATCCCCCCAATTTGGGCTAGGAAGCAATGTGGTAGTCTGTATATTTGGATAGGGTGCTTCAAGTATAAACATTAGTTCAACCTAAAGTTAGCGGATTCATTAAAAATCAAAGAATCTGACACAATCGGTCGTCGCAAGACGATATTGGTTGCTGTGTCAGAGAACACAAGCGATAACCCAGGATTATAATCCTCAATTCTTGTGCCTTCAAATTCAAACCCAATGCTCCATTTATCGCGTCCATCGCATGTAGCGGGCTCATTTGGCTTTAGAACTACACCCAACCATGCGCGACCTTCCCAGTCTATTACTTGGATTGCCTCACCGATATGATTGAGTATGAACGCTTGTATTAGTGCAATTTCTGTACCAGTTAGACCGATAAATGTACAACTAATTGTATTTATTTTTGGCCAAACTGGATCAGCGAACACGGTCAAATTTCCACCACGACTTTCACGGTTTATTCTGGTGTGCGCACTAGAATCTCTGTTATCAAGTTCTGGTGCCCGTAAATCCACATAATCATCAATACCCCCTGCAGCGGGGTATATTAACTGAAAACGTGGATTGGCTGGGATAAGTTGTTTTAATGGGGTGGTACTAGCTGGGGCATCTGGTTGACCTGTGTAGTCTGAGGTGCCAATAAATGGGTGGTATTGTTTAGTAATACATGGTGTCACATAATAATAGCTGGTAGATTGACCAAGATTCAAGAGAGTTGTTGCATCTTTAAGGAAACTTGCTTGTTTGACAACTGTCTGAGTGAATGCTAATACATCGCTACCATCACCACCTTTACCACCAACTACCACCTGATTAAATGTAAGTGAGTCGCTAGCGTGATTCATTCTGACACTCGCGTCAACAAATGTGAGACTATCTGCAATGGCTACGCTGTATGGCCTACCTGCATATTGAGCGAATGTGCATAAATCTGTAATTGATTGCCTTGGATTATTATTGTTAGATACAGTTTCTGCAAATGAAATATAGTGGTTAAGTGCAAGCCGTATTGAACCATGCCAAGTTACTGTCTCAGTAAATGTTAAGGTTTGAGGTACATATTGCCATTTACCATTTTCAACCACCACTGTTTCAGTAAATGTTAAATAATCACCAGTTGGTTTGAAATCGTCAACAGCATGAATAAATGAGGCTGCATCTGTAAAATCTAAATCTTCTGCTGCCGATCCAATTTGACAGCGTTGGCCTGCATCGCTAAGCACCAATGTATCTGAAATTGACACTGGAAAGTCGCCAGGGGCATGGTCAGAAAAAATAAGTGAATCAGAACCAGATGCCCATTTCCACAAGTCATAGTGAACAGTCTCATTTAAAGTAAGGGTGTCCGCTATTGTTTGTGGATAATATGGATCATAGTAGAGAGCTTCTAGCATCTGGCGAGTTACACGCAGTTGGCTTTCACCAGTAACCAGGGCTTCCAGCATTTGGCGAGTTACGCGTAGTGTCATTTAACCCACCTCGAATCCAAAGTGTGCTGCATTTAAATCGGCTTCCAGCCATAGATTTGATGTGTTAGGATCTGTTTCACAAATATTACTGATTGTTACATATGTGCTAGAACTAATTGTATCTGTTGCTGTCACAGTGTCACCAGCGGATTCAAAAACCGTTTTAATATCAATTGAATTAGCATCAGTTACTCGACAATTGGTATTAACTGATACACCGTAAATAGTGCCTAAAGTTGATAGACTTGCGTAGTCAAATAAATCCAAGTGACCAGTTGTATCATCTTCTACATATGTTGTATCATCATCTGAAATTGTTCCATCATCAATACTAGTTCTGTGGGCACCATTTGCCGGATATATAGTACTCCAATTTGTTGAATTTTCACCGTCGGGGTTGGTTACAGCCACACGACATTGCCCTAGCAGGTCTGTATTTAAGCTTCCAGAGCCATCGCAGATATAAAAATCATCAAAGTAAGTATATCCTGTATAACTATATGCACCTAACTTAACCTTATCATGGTAATCATGAGTCCCCAACTTAGTATCCACACCAGTCGCACTAAGCTGAACACTACCATTAAGACGTGCAGAGTATGATCCAGTAGTGCCATTACAGGTGACTTTAAATTCAAGATAATACCAAGTATTTAACCCTAAACCTAAACCGGATGTTGCTGCTACTGGTGTTGCATCAGAATACACGAGTAACTCGCCGGATGCATCGATTCCAAGTGACATACCACGCGTAGCGCCATCATATAACATTATAAGTTTTGTTGCCGTAGCATAAGTATGCTTATATGCAACACCCACAATCAAAGTAGCATCCGTTGTTAGTATAGGTGTAAATACATAATTATCATCCCCTGTCATTCGGATACACTGGCCACCCCAACGCCCATCTTGTGACTTGATAACCCCACCTGAAACACCGCTTGTGTAACGGCGTGACAACAAGGAATCAA